CTTTCGTTTGAGAAGTTGGTTTCATTCATATATTTAAGTGGTTACCAGGAAGAGTTATAAAACACTTTTAAGCCCATGAACAATTCTGCTCGGGCTTTCTTGACAAATTCAAGATCTTGTGCTTTGTAGAAGTCATCTGACTCGTTACCAAAAAAGAATCCTTGCGTGGAAGGCAGTTGGCTGTGCGTTATTGCACGTTCCAGTTCATCCAGATCCTCCCAGGTGAGTTCTAGTTCAACACCGTTAAATGTGCCGTATTCTAAATTTTTAGATTTGGCAAGTCGTTCCATCCAACCGTGCATGTTAGGATGTTTACGCCAGTAGGCAATCTCACGCTGACCAGTTTCGTAATCTGCCTGTTCTTTGGCGGCTGTGTATGCATACATGTCGAGACCCATTATTTTACTCCTTGTTGATGTCTATATTCACGTTTGAGCCAAAATTTATATTGGAGAAAATATTCTTGTGCAGTGAGTTGTGGTTTAAGGCCATAACTGATCAGTTCGTCCATATGCTCGTACCATTTTTCTCTGCACCAAGAACGGAAGTTCATGTTGTCACCATCTGTCCTTCAACGATCTCCAACATATTAGCCGGGATCTTCCATAAGCCGCCGTCTCGGTCATTGCGGACTGTGACATACTTGATAGCAATCTTTTTTACTGTGCCTGTGGCACCTGCGGGATTTTTGGAACTGACCCAACGCACTTGAACTCCCACGTCCAGGCTACGTTTGACCTGCTTGCGAAGACTGGTTTGTGCAAAACGGATGGCCTCGGCCATGCTACGAAGTTCCACGTCGGTCCACGTACCAAACATGATAGATCTATTAAGTTGCTGAATTGATGTGAGTTTTTCCATCTTGGGCTCCTGTTTTGTTACTCTATGTCTATATTATAGCAAAAGAGCCATTATTGGTCAACCAAAAAAAAGCCCCGCAAACTTGCAGGGCTTTTGTAGTACTAAAGTATTACTTTTTAGAAACCACGTGTGTATGCTACTGCAACAATCTTTTGGTTGCTGTCACCTTGAACACGGTCATACTTGACAGCGACGGTATCATTCTTGCTCAGAGCATAGGCCAATGAATAACGGGCTGTGTGTGTTTGGTCATTGTTTGCACTTTGAAATGCACTACGGAAACGGACACCCGCTTTGGCAGTCAAACCTGCAACACCCGGAACTGCAACTGCAATACCTGGCTCAACTGAGTAGTATGTGAAGTCAGCAGTATTGCTATACTTTTGACCTGTTGCAACACGAGCATACAATCCAACTGGACCTGCCACTGTTGCGCCTGCTTCGATACGTGTGCTCAAAGCATTTGTGCCGTCAGTTTGTGCATTTGAAAATGCCAAGTCACCAGCAAAGCCCGTGAAATCTTTCTTGATGCCCAACACATATTGTTGTTGTGCGGCAGCACCTGTGTTGTTGATGCGTTGACTTTCAACTGTGAACGTGTCGGCTGCAAAAGCAGTACCGGAGATGGCCAAGGCCAAGATTGCGAAGATTTTCTTCATTAGATTTTTCCTTTTAAAAGTAGAATGACGCGAGTCATTGCATATTATATATGCGTATTTGTACTAAGTCAATACAAAATCAACCTCAAAATAGCCGAATTTATCAAGTAACTGGATCAATCACCGGGATCGGTGCTATTTCTGGGTTGCTGGGTATTTGATTGGTATTGTACAACCCGGCCGTGCTCAATCTTGCATTGTTGCGACCTTCACGCATCACCCCCACGATGGCTTGTCCACCAAGCGTTGTGGTATCAGCGATGTTTTCCAAAAACTCAGCCGCATCGCCATTGGCTGTGAGTAGTCCGTAATTGGGCAAGTTTTGCACAAATGAGTACACACTATTCTTATCACCGGGTTGCAAGAGGAAATAGTCAATACCAGCCTCGGTGGTATACTTGGCACTCAAGTTCATTAGATTGGCCATGTAGACCCAGTCAGTGTTCAATGTGATCACTTGAGCAGGATGCACCGCACTGATACTTGTTATTTCTGCATTAGCATTGGCAATAAGTGTGATCATGGCAGCATCGTTTGCCGAACTCAACATGTTAATATAGATTTGGGATAAATCATCTAGTCCGGTGCCAAGGCCGTCAATAACATCTGCCACGTCAGTAAGTCTAATGGCAAAATCGTCTGCGTCTAGTGCTAAACCAAGTACATCATACGTGGTAACAGTACCGTTAGGTCCTGTGCCTGTGGCCATAGTGGTTGTGACATAATCGGTCACTGAACTGTCAACTGGGGCGGTCTGTGCCTGGATCAATGGCAAGTTGGCCATGGTGCTGAGACCACCCAATGTTGTGGGTGTCCAGTAGGCAGTATTGTTGATGTCTGTGCCAGCAGGCACATCGTCAATAGCACGGTAATAAGAGGGCACAGGATCACCATTGGCCACAACAGCATTGGCCAGATATGGTTGTGTTATAGTCCAAGGACTATCAACATTACCTAATACTGCGTCGGCCAACCGTGGTAGTGTGGTGTTGGGTATGTTGTTGATTTGCTGGAATGCCACTTGAATGGCTTTGTTGGCAGCGGCCTGTGCAGGTGGAATAATCTTGCCCAGTTCATCACAACCTGACGCTGTGGGCAAATAACTGTTGACTATGGGAACAATGTTAGAATTTACTGCTCCAGTTGAGTTGAAGATAGGCACAGCACCATTGGGGCTGGGTGTGTGTAAAGAAGCATAACTCAATGGAAACATAATCACAGGATTCAACAAGTCATCAAGACTGTCAATGTTGGGAGTGGTCACTCCCAGTATGTTCAAGATCTGTGTTAACGCATCTCCTGAGATCATGGTAATAGCACTATACGCCAGCAACTGTAGTTTATCAAATTCGTTTTGTGTGAGTCCTGTGGGATTGTTTAGGCCCACACGATTGTCATTCACTAGGTCTGAAATGTTGGTAGCCGACAATCCCATACTGATCAAGGCATTTTGTAAATCAGGAACTGTGCGTCCTCGAATGCCGGCCAATGCAGATATTTGTTGCAAGAGTCCAGCAGGTGTGCCATACAAATCCAACTTGTCCATGTTCCACAAGTTGCCTTGGTTGGCCAGGTCAACTCCAAAATTAGGCAAGTCGGTGGTCATACTGGCTATGTTGGCTGTGACTAGATCGTCCATGTTGGTAAACAAGGGTCCGAGATACTGGTTGACATTTACTGAACTGTTGATATACTGATTGGTGCTGGCAATGTAGCCTTGCACAGCCACAAAACCTTGGCCAAATTGACCAGCATCACCGTTGCCCAAATAAGCCGCACAAGTTTGTTCTATTAGATTTGAAAATCCCGATGGGTCAATGGTACTGCCATCGGCGGCATCAAGATAGTTTATGAGGTATTCGCTATCTAAATAAGGATAACTACCGATAGGATCTTCTGGTATACTGTTGCCCAGGGCTGGACATACTGTAGCACCAATACTCAACAAACTGGTCAGCGTTGATTCGGTGGCAAAACTCTGTGCTTTGTAAAAACTCACCGCCGCAAGAAAGTTACCGATCACTGTGGTGGTGTTGAAAGATTGAATAGCAGTGGCCAACGCGGCAGGAAAAAGTTTTAGTCCTTGATTCTGCAACAAGGCCACAGCGGCGGTTAATTGTAATGGGCTAAGAATACTGGGCATCATCCTGCCCTTACATCGGCACTACCACCTGCACGGGCGTGTCCGCAGGTGTCTGCACATCCAGTGGCAACAACGGGGATACCACCGGCTCGCACAGAGCCATTGCCACCTGTGGTACTGGCAGCCGCATGTGGTGGATGGGGACGACCCCAGGGTGCATGGGCACCCACAGGATTTCCGTTTACAGTTATTGGACTGCCATTCACACGCACAGAGGCAACACCGCCAGAGACTGTACCTCCTGCGCCATTTGCATCACCATCTCGTTGTACTGCTGGCATTTTATCCCAATATAAGTTTCTTGTCCGGAACTTTGATGCCTGTGGTTGCTTCGATGTATTTCATTTTGACAGCGTCTTCAGCATAGGCATAAAGTGATATGCTGTTGATATTTAGTTGTATTTCCCGCTTGATATCTGCGGTAAACAAACTGGGCACAAGTCCCATGCCTTGCGGGCCCGGGGCCACGCTCACAGGGTCGCTGATTGTGATCCACTCAGTGCCGGGTCGCTCAACACGGGCAATTAGTTCTTCTCCAGAGTTGAGTTTGAAGGTGTACACTTGATTTTGTTCGAATTGCATTTTAAACTTTCTGTATAACGTATTGGTAGTTAATCATGCCAATGCGAATATGTTTTTGAAACATGTTTACAAAAGCATCAATGGACATTTTAGGATGGTCCAACACATCCGGGGACTCGTTCCACAAGTAATCATCAAAGATCATGTAGCCGTCGTGTTTGAGTAAACCAAATGCCATGGTGGCATCTGCCAACACAGCATCGGAACAATGACTTCCGTCTACATATATCAAATCAAACTCCCGACGATCAACAATTAATTGTGCCAGACCATGATAACTCATAACAGGCAAGACTTCAACTGTTTGTGTAGGTAACTTTATTAAATCTGTATTGTGCTTGTGTATGTGTTGAATGATGCGTTGTTCAGGTAACTCATCATTCTTGTATGCATTCATTGGTGTATTACCAAACGGATCAACACAAGTGATAGTTCCATCTTCAGCCAACAAGTTTTCCAGCATCCAACAAGTGGCACGACCTTCGTGTGAACCAATCTCCAGGATATTAGATAACTTTTGTTCAGCGTGTTCTTTGACAAAGTTAAAATTTACCAAGCCGTTTGAAAACCAATCAGTAGTAAAGAATGGTTTGGTTTCAAAGTCTGGTATGTTTTGTTGGAACCAGTCTATTGTGATATTGTCAAGCGAGACGTTGTCTAAGCTCATTAAAGCCTCCCACTAGCTCTTCACCAAGAAATATTTGTGGCACGGTGCGAGCATTTGGGACTGCTTCTAATAATTGTTCACGTGTCCAGTCTTTGGAAACGTTGCGTTCTTCAAATTCAATACCTTTCATCTTGAGCAAGTTTTTGGCTTGATCGCAATAAGGGCACTGGTCTTTCGACCATACTATGGCTTTCATTTTATTTTCCTTTTGGTAAGTGATATGTCTTGGCAAAGATATCTGTTTTAACAACACCATAGTCGCCAGGCCCATGTTTTACAATATAATCGTTACCACGAGTGTATTCCAAGTTACCCCATGATGCCTTAACGACACCATCATGATTGGCCAGCTTTGCTACCTTCATGATTTTTTTGGGTGTTGCAGTTCCATCACGATTGTCATCGTAGTAGGCTGCAAACTTGATAGGACTTACAGGATACCGCTCGCCTTTGGGTCCTGTTATAATCTTGTGTCCTACGGTATAAGCAACAGGCCCTTCCAGTGTGTCCACAGTGCCGTTGTCTACCGCAGTTTCGTAACTGATAGAGGCAGGGTGCTTGTAGGTTTCAAACCCACCTTTGTTAAACCATTCGTCGTTGATCATAATTCTGGTAACTCGTCGTAGTCAATGCTGTCACTCATGACACCAATAACATAATTAGTTGATTCGTTCTCCTGGAGTGCAGTTTGTTTCTTGCTGGTATCCACGTGTTTGGTAAACCAAGGAATAGGAGTGGAACGTGGTGCTGGCTCAGTATACTTGATACCAATTTCTTTGAGTGCATTAAACGCTGTGAAGTCCACAAAGTCTTTGAGAATGTTGGCATTCAATCCAATCACAGGACCTTTGTTGAACAAGTAGTCAGCCCAGGCTTTTTCTTCACGGATCACGTCCAGATACATTTGGTATACTTCGCCTTCGCATTCGGTCTTGACAGCGGCAAAACGAGCATCCTCTTTGACCACCTGATTGATCAACCAACCGGTCCACTCTTTGTGCAACACTTCATCTTGTAGAATCAACTGAATAATATTGCCGTTGCCAATAAAGATACGATTCTCTACCATGGCCAGACTGGTGGCAAATGATACCATGAAGCGGAATGCTTCTAATGCATAACTTGCGTTCAGTGCCAACCAGATGGCTCGGATGTGTTCATGTTCAGGAAACTCTTCCAGCAACTCTTTGCGACAGTTGATCATGTGCAGTCGATCATAATAGTTGCCCACACTGGATGCCATGTCCACAATCTCTTGTGTGTCGTGGATGGTGTTGAACACATCCTTGGGCACGTTGTAGATGTTGCGAATGATGTGACTGTAACTGCGTGAGTGAATGTTGGTTTCAAAGAAGGTCCAGTTGTAGACCAGGGCTTCTAGTTCTGGAATTGACACCACAGGTGTGAAGATTTGACTGGGACCACGTCCTTGCAAACTATCCAAGGCGGTTTGACGTAGCAAGTTTGACGTAAAGATATGCTTGACGGTATCGCTGGCGTCTTTGAAGTCTTGTGCATCTTTGGTCAGTGAAATTTCTTCTGGCACCCAAAAGAATCCACGTGCTTCTTGTTCATACTTGACCAGTTTATTGTACTTGACTTCTTCAAATCGTTGTACGGTTACCGGACCTGCTGGGTCCAAGAACATCTTTCTATTGAGATAGTCTGTTTTTGTTTTTAAATTGTATTGTGCTCGACTCATTTGTGTTTTCCTGATGCAAGTACTATCTTGCAAATATGTTCTAATCTTTCTATGTGCTCATAGGCACGCCATGGTGTGACATCAACAGAGACCACCCCATGTCCTTTGATGCCTACAATATCATAGGCAATATTACCGTCATGATCCAGACCTAGATTGCGATGACAAGCGTCGCCTAGTTCTTGACTGATAGGTGCCACATCTCCTACATTGGGTGCTACCCGAGTGTAACGGTTGAGTTCGGGGAATGAATTGCAGATCATGCTGAGATCAATTCCTGCATGCATGGCCGCAATACAATAGGTTGGATGCACATGAACTACCACACGCACATCATCCTTGTGCTGTCCCAGTTCTCGTTGCAAGCCAAAGTGCAAGGGCATTTCGCCTGTGGGTTCCAAGTTTCCCGACAAATCAGTTTGTTCAATAACATGCCAGGAGTAGTTGAAAAAACCGA